TTGAAGATGATTTGATAGAGTGGTATCAAGACTAATGGCTAAATACAGAGGCAGAGAAGTTAAATTAAACAAACCTTTTAGAACCCCAAACAAATCAAAGAAGTTTGGTGTCTATGTTAAAGATAAATCTACAGGGAATGTAAAGGTTGTTAGATTTGGCGACCCTAATTTATCTATTAAGAAAACTATACCTGCTAGACAAAGAAGTTTTATGGCTAGATTTAAACCTATCTTAGCTAAAGTTAAAGGTCAGAAAAACCTATCACCTGCTTATTGGTCAATTCGTGCTTGGAAGAAAAACTTTCCATTGTGATATGGTTGGTTTGTTAAGTTTATCTAGTTCCTAAATCCGTAAAATCATCAAGAACACCATTTATTATGATGTCTTGAATTGTGAATAAAGGATTATTAGTTGCTGTGTCTTTGTAAACAGTCAGATAATATCTACCTGTTTCTTTACATTTACTTATTCTAGCTGAATACCAAACTTTATCGTCTTGTTTGCCATAGCCAAATTCAAATGTTTTTTCTTCAGTCATTTGAATCACCATACAACTTATCTCTAAGTTGTCCGTAATCATCATAAGTAAAATTTACTTCTGTTTCTTTTTTGTTGAACATTTGATTTATCTGGTCATCAAAAGACATTCCGATAAATCCTCTAGTCCATTGAAAAGAAGTTGTGAGTTCAGATTTATTTACTATTTCATCATAGTAATCATCTAATAGTTTAATCAGAACATTACGTTCTTTTAATGTTAGTTTTTTCATATAGTACCTCCAGTACTTTGAACCAACCATATTCACAATGTTAAAGAGCAAATTAAATTTATAAAAAATTTAATGTACATACCCATTATATCATATTGGGATTTCCAATTTTTGAGAAATAGGGTAAAAATGGACTAAGTGAAAAATAGAATTATTTATTATCGCAATTTAGGGTGCGACATATTTATACATTTGACACGATTTTTTAGAAAAAAAAACTTTCCTCTGTAGTTGACAATCTTATAAATTTTCTATAATTTATTTATATGAACAAAAAACAGGAAAACAAAAACTACGAATATACACCTTGCACATTATTACAAACTGATTGTGATTATGACTGTTGGGTGTATGGAGTAGTTCTAAAAAGAACTGCTAAAAGATATTTTGTTTACAATGCTTTAAGACAAACTACACAATATTGTAAACACGTTAAATTTGATGAAGTGAACGATTACAAAGGTAATTGGGAACAAACAATTCAAGAAGCAAAGGGGTGTGCCTAAGGCACACTTCTTGCACCCCTAACATTTCCACTATATATTCCCCCATATGGCAGACGCATTTGAAAAATCTTTTGAACAATTCGCTAATAGAAAACAAAAAATAATTAATGATTTAATTGATAGTCACGAAGAACGAATTATTGGTTCATTAAAGAAATTAGAAGATGACATTATTGATGAACTAATTAAAACAACATCTGGTGGTGTTAATCTTAATACGCAGTTAGCTATTCAGCTACGACCCAATCTTAAAAGATTAATTGAAGAAAATTATCTGAAAGAAGCAGATGCACTTGTTAGTGAATACGATGAGATAGTAAAAGAATTTCAAAACTTCATTCAAGATGTTCCTATTCCAGATAGATTTAAAACATTAACAAAACCAGATTTAAAAATAATTAATGATTTAAAATATTTATCTTTTAGTGGATTTGAAGATGTAGCAAATAGATTTTTAGACAGTATTGCTAATGAAGTTTATCAATCAGCAGTAGTAGGCAGACCATTCAATGATATGGTTAAAAATATTAGAGGACAAGTAAACGGAGTATTTCAACGTAGTAATGAGAATGCAATTAATAGATTAGTTAGCTATATAGAAAAAAACCGATATTCAGATAATGCTTCTATTATTGCAAAAGTAAAATCAGCGAGAGAAGTTTTACATACAAAATATGCTAGTGATATTTTAGGAAATAATATGCGTAAATATGCAGGTCAAATAGCACACGATAGTATTATGCAATTTGACGGACAGTTCACTAAGTACAAAGGTGATGAAGCAGGGATTACATCATTTAAATACACAGGCACAAGTATTACTACTACTAGAGATTTCTGTAGAAGGAACTTAAATAGGGTCTTTACAGAGGAAGAAGCACGAAGTGTTTGGTCTGGTCAATCTTGGTCTGGCAAGTCTGGTAGTGACCCCTTTGTCAATAGAGGTGGTTATCGTTGCAGACATTCATTCATTCCATTCGACCCAGAATGGGAAGATTTACTTGAAGATTAAATAATTAATTTATTTTAAAATTTTTTGCAAAAAATCTACAAATAATCACATAGTAGTTATGAAAGGTATTATTATGAATAAAAAAGAAAAACTACTACAAGAAATAAGAAAACTATCATTAGAAAATAGCGATGTTGATAGTGATTTTACTTATTTAGAAGATTGTGGGTTAAAAGCACTTTTTAACTACACTTCTTTAAAAAACCTAAAAAAACTTAAAAAGTATATTTTGTGGGATATTGATAATAACAAGAAATTTGTTGAAGAATAAATATTTATTATATATCTCTTAAATAACACAAATTAAGGAGTGTCAAAATGACTGATGAACAGGGTCAAGTGAAAGAAACACTTGAAACAAAAAATGAAGCATCAGTACAAGAGGAAACAACAACACAGGAAAAAACAACAGAAGATAAAAGTCTTTCTCAACAAGATATTGAGAATATCGTCAGAACACGTTTAGCAAGAGAACGTGCCAAAATTTACAAAGAATTAGGTACGGACAATCTTGACGAAGTCAAAGAACTGATGCAACAAAAAGAAACTGCACAGTTAGAAGAAAAGAAAAAACGTGGTGAATTTGAGGACATCTTAAAAGAACAGGCAAATAAGTATCAATCTGAAATTCAAAAATTACAAAGTGATTTGAAAAATATTAAGATTAATGATGCTTTGTTAGGTTCTGCTTCTAAGAATAGAGCAATCAATCCTCAACAGGTTGTTGAACTGCTAAAAAACAATGTCCAACTAAATGATGACGGACAGGTAGAAGTTCTTGCAGATAATGGAACACCAAGATATAACAAAGACGGAAATCTTTATTCTGTTGAAGAATACGTTTCTGAATTTCTTACACAGAACCCTCATTTCCAAATGGCTACACCATCTGGTAGCGGAAGTAAGGGGAACGTGGGTAAGGTGGACGCTAAACCTTTCAATCTAGCGGACTTGGATTTGAACAATCCAGAACATAGAAAGCAATATGTTGAATATCGCAATTCACGTTCTGGGTTCAGTATGAAACCAAAACTAACTATTAACAACTAATATAAAAAAGGAGTATGCCCAATGGCAAACGAAACAACCTCAAGTAGTATTAGTGAACTGTATACTGAGATTATACAGGAAGCGATTTTCACTTTCCAAGAAACCTCAGTAATGCGTCCGCTAGTGACTACTTACAACATCACAGGACAAGGCAAACAAGTTGCTATTCCTGTATTCCCAACTATTTCTGCATCAGCAGTAGCTGAAGGTTCAGATTTAGCAAACACAGAAGTCAACCCAACAGAAGCAACAATCACTGCATCTGAAGTTGGTGTAATGACAACTTTAACTGACTTAGCAAGAGAATCATCTTCACGTCCAATCGCACAAGACATTGGTCGAGTATTTGGTGAAGCAATCGCTAAGAAAGTTGATACTGACTTAGTTGGATTATTTCCATCATTCGCATCTGGTAATGATTTAGGTTCAGCAGGTACTGAATTAACTGCTGACTTACTTCTAAAAGCAGAAGCAACATTAAGAGCATTAAACGTACCTAAACCATACGTTGCAGTGTTCCACCCAAAAGCGATGTTTAATCTTAAAAAGACTTTAACATCAGCAGGTTATGTTGCATCTCAAGCACCTGCAATCTCATCAGTTGGTGAGAATGTTTTTAATTCTGGTTTTGTTGGTTCTATGTTTGGAATTGACTTATACGAGAACGCAAACATCTCTATTGACTCTGCTGACGATTCAATTGGTGCTGTATTCCACCCAATCTCTATTGGTCTTGCACTAAAAGAGGATTTCAAAATTGAAACACAAAGAGATGCTTCTATGAGAGCAACTGAAATTGTTGGTTCAATTATGAAGGGTCAAGGCATCATCAAAGACAATTACGGTTGTGCTATCACTGTTGACAGTGCATTCTAATTGATGATTAAATAGGGTGGGGTTTATCCCCACCCACTAGAAAGGTTTATTATGGCAACAACAACATTTTCAGTAGCAAGTGCAGACTTACAAGACTACCAACCAGACATTTTAGGTTATGGTGTAGCTGACTTTGATACCCAATTACAATTTGCAGAAGATGATGTTATTCGCCAAGTACGTGAGGAATGGTGGGAAAGATATCGTCATACAGTGCGTTATAGAGATATTACCAAAGTAACCACTATTGAAATGGACGAAACTAAATTAGTAGCGTCACAATTTAAAAGAGCAGTTTTATTTAAAGCATTAGCAGACTATATATTTCCAATCCTAACTAAATGGAAAGACCCACAAGGTGG